CTAGGCATTACATAGTTTTTAGTGTAAACTGCACAAGCGTAGAACTTAGAAACTGCTGGAGTTTTGAATTCATCACAGACTATGACTTTAGAGCCAAAGACTGATCCAATTTCACCACTTAACTTAGTTGCCATGTCGCCAACTAGGTTGACATCTTGGAACTCAGCGTCTTGTAATAAGCTGTAGTATTCTTGTGTGTTAACAATAAAAGTAACATCTGCTGGATTCATTCCATATTTGCCCATTTTCTTTCTAGCTGCTAGAAGGTCTAGAGCTGTTAAAGATTCAGAAGCAAAAGCTGTAGCTGACTGAGTTACGTGAGACGCACTTGAGTTAGCGGCAGCAGCGATAGCAACCAAACCATCGAATGTGGCTTGTGAAGTACCATAAACACCATCAGCGTGGTCACCCACTAGGATAGCATTTTCAATACCTCTTGCGTGTGCTCTAACGATTGATTCACGAATCAATGGTAGAATTGGCAAGATTGCATCTTCTTCTGTCTCATTTCCTAGATAGGATTGAGAAATAAGTTTTTTAGTGGAAAGAGTTCTTTCAGTTAGATCAATACCTGACATTGTTGAGTCATAAGTATCGCTTCTTTCTTCCAAGTTACCGTGTGGGCTTGAGCCAGTAGCTACTTGGTTAGCTGTAAATTCAGCGTAACCAGCATCTGGTAAGATTGGAATAATTTGAGTAGCTGAAGTCATTTGGATTTCTCTAAATAACGGAGCTAGTACTAATTCTAGTTGAATATCTCTTTCAATATTTGTTGATACTGTTTGCTCGAAATCAGCGGAAGAAACTCCAACGCCTGACATGGCGTTAACTTTTTCCATTGTATCTCTACCAAGTTTAGTATCGTACCCTTTACCTGTCGCAAGTCCCATTACCCAAGCGTCATCAATGTCGCTTTGGAAGGCTTTTTGCCAGTCAGAGTTTTGTCTATCACCAAAGACTCTTTTAGATTCACGAATTGCTTCGATTTCTTCTTTTTTGTCTTTAAGTGCGGACTGAAGTTCATTAACTACTTTTTCTAAGTCTTCATGTTTATCTGAAACACGTTTTTCAACGTCATTCATGAGCTGTTCGGCTCCTGACATTCCAACTTCAACAATAGTTTTAACTTCTTCTTGTTTAGCTTCTTTTTCGGCAACTTCAGCGTCTAGCTGAGCTGCTTTCTCTTCTGCATCTGCAAGTTCCTTAGCTTTAGTTTCGGCTTGTTGCATTGCAATTTTAGCAGCAGTTGATTTTGCTACTTCTTCTGCAAAAGCTTTCAAGTCGATGTTAGCTTCGGGGATTTTAGTGTCATTTGACATTTTAGTCTCCTGTTGTGAGGTTTTATCCTCGGCTTGTGGCGCAGAAAAGCTCTGAGCCTCATTATTATTAAAGTGCGTTTTCCACTCGTTGTATTCATCCATGCTGTCAAATGACTTTGAAACTGAGAACATTGCTCCCTGGTTACAAGGTACACTAACAACTGATACTTCGAACAGTTCGGCATCTTTTATCGTATATCCATCAGTTTCTGAGTTATAATCTGCGTCCTTGACTCTGAAACCGACAGAAAAGGCTCCAAGTACGCCATCTTTAATAAGATCTTTTATTTCGCCTGAAGATTTAGAGATTTTAGCTCCAAATTCCAGACCGTTGTCTGTAACTTCCAACGAAGTTGCACGACCTATGGGTTTGTTATAGTCATGATTGAATAGAACGATTGGATTAGTTTTATAGTTCTCTAGCCCATTCTTCTTTACCCATGCATCATGATTGATAACATCTCCAGCGCGGTCAATTGCATTAGTAGACGCTAATCCTTTAATATCAACGCTACCGTCCTCGTCCTCGCCAAGAGTTTTGAAAGTATTTGTCCAATGAAAAATTTTCTCCATGTGTACCTACCTTATTTCTTAGCTTTTTTGGGAGCTGCCGGTGCTGCTTTCTTAGTTGCAGCTACTTTAGGTGCTTCTTCAACAACTGGTGCTGCTGCTTCTACGCCCATAGCTTTGGCCCATTGGTTTGGAAAGTTAGACTTTACCATTCCTTGCATACGTGTCCAAGACCCAAAAGGTCTCTTCGCTACCATATAACGCATTGGAGCGTTATTTGCTGCTTTATACTCGGAAGGGGTCATCATACCATTCTCAGCAAAATAATCTGCTAATTTGTTAAGTATCGCTTTCTTGTTCGCCATTATCCTGTTCCTCTTCTTTTGGTGGTTGTCCACCTTCTGTGGGGTTCGCTGCTGAACCCGCTATATTGGCTGGAACTCTAAGCTCGTCATGTCCTTCTAAAGGATCTCTGCCGAGTTGTGCTCTAGCTTCGTTTGGTGTCATAATGCCTGTGTTGACTAAAGTTGCGTAGTACGCTGCTTGGTCTCTTAACTCAGGTTGCAATGCTGGAATGTCTGTAACATTTTCAGCAAGTGCAAAACCAAAGTATCTTTCAAAGGCATATGCTATTTTTCTTACTATAGGGAGAACAGTCTCCAAGTAGTAAAGTCTGTGGTTAGGTCTAATATTTGCATTATTCCCACCATCTAGAAGTAT